TACTATTGCGCACATCAGTATAAAAATTCAGACAAAATTTACATTTATACATTTTTTATACTGTGTTCAATAGTAATTTAGCTAACCTTTCGGGACTAACAAATCTTGCTGTTCTTCCAGATGCGAAAAAGTGGCAAGATGAAAATGGAATACATTTTGCTTTATGGGGATCTGATACAACGGGTACGCCGTATAAACAAGGAGTTACCTCGGCTTCAGCAGGTATATTAATCGGAGGACGTACTTCGATAAATAACCAGTTTTGGATTGCCATTGACGCCATGGGAAAACCGTATCGTGCACATTATGAGCGCTCTACTGATACATGGAGTCAGTGGACGGCAATATAATTATTTCTTAACCCACTCGCTTTTCAAAATACTATAAGTTACATTAGCAGCATCCGCATAGCTTGATGCCCTGACAAGGCCATATTGAGCAGATGCTTTGACGCCATCAAGCCTAACGATGGTGCCAGCAAAAGTTGCATATAGCACAAAAACGCATTGGTCTGGTATTCCGGCATAAATCTCCTTGAGCCCGGTAAGCATAGTCGCCTCCGGAGTTATTCCAGCACCAGTCACGGTTTCGTAGGTCGCGAAGTGCGAGAAATTACGATTAATGGAAACTAAATTACTATTGAGCACACTACTGTATTTGAAAAAAAATACCCTCTGCTTTATGATTGAAACATCAAATTAAAGAAGGGGGTATTATTTTGGATGAAGTTAGATTAAAGGATGAGTTAATGGCCAGACTTGCAAATGAGTTAGATCGGCCAGCTCTGCAGGTGATCGATGGTGCATTATCGGCGGTACTTCGTAATTATGAGGTGGAAAAAAGAGAGACAGGACTAAGCACAGATGTAATAAGTTTTCCGGAATTAGAAATATTTATAGGGAAAATGCGTTTTGATAATTATTCTTCGAGCACAATTAACCAATATCAACGGTTTCTAACGGACTTGTTGATTTATGTGGGAAAGCCGGTGCAGGATATTACAGGTGAAGACGTGGTGGAATGCTTAAACTATTATGAGCAGGTGCGACAGATAAGTGCATCAACTAAGGACCATAAGCGTCGGATTGCCAGTTCATTCTTTGCCTTCCTGCATGATCGAGGGTATATACGCAAAAACCCAATGGCTACAGTGGATCCGATTAAGTATGTGGCTGAAGTGCGAGAAGCATTATCACCGCGGGAAATGGAGAAGATGCGGATTGCCTGCGGTGAGAATATTAGAGATAATGCGGTACTGGAATTGTTCCTTGCCACGGGCTGCCGAGTCAGCGAGGTGGTTAATATGCGTCTGGAAAATTTGGATTTGCAGGCCGGCTATGTTAAGGTCATCGGTAAAGGCCAAAAGGAGAGGATCGTATTCTTTTCTGACCGGGCGCTGGAATATCTGGAGCAGTATCTGGGTGATCGTAGAGCAGGTGCTGTAATACTATCCAGCAGAGCTCCGCATCAGGGATTAAAGAAGAATGCGCTGGAGAACATTATAAGGCGGATCGCGATACGGGCAGGAATTAGTAAAAGAGTTTTTCCACATCTTCTTCGTCACACATTTGCGACACGGGCACTAAATAAAGGAATGCCGCTACCTACATTAAGTGATCTTATGGGGCATTCCAGCGTTGAGACAACACGTATTTATGCTAAAAATGGCGCTGGCAAAATGAAATATGAGTACGATATGTATGCAGCTGGATAATTAGTAAAAAAGTAAATGAGTATTTTAAGCCTGCTGAGAGGGAGGCTTATTTGGTTTATGCTTTTATTCTATATTGAGCACAATACAAATTGAATTAAATAGTTATACATACCTCATTTTGAACCATCAATGCGTTATAGTAATTTAGCTACTATTGGTACTGAGTATAACGGTTACAGTATCAGTTTTCAGAATGCTGCCAGAGCTTGGATAAACAATGCCGGAATCGTTTTATCGCCAGGAAAGTATATAATTAATGTGGCGCTAACGACTAGCGGAGATCAAGCAGGCAAAATGTTTACAATAAGATTGGCATCGGATACTGTGTCCGATTATGGGCCAAGACAGTCTGTTTACTGTCTTCAGGGCGATATGTATTCTGCAAACCTTTCGTGGGTACTTAGCTTTAATGATACAACAACGCTATACTTGCAATCATGGGCTAATGATACTATAAATTACACAGCTGTGCGTATTCAGGCAATTAGGATTAATTGATCATTTTACACGGAAATAAATGCTATCTGACCATATAATACCTTGTTCGCGGGGATAGCTGCACCGGTATAGTTTGCAACATAAAACTTGCCGTCAGGTGACGAATAGCAGTAGTACGGTTTACCGTCAGATGTCATCAGTACGCAATTGGCCTTTTTGCTGGGTATGCCTTCCACAATCGAAATAAGTTCGTACGTAGCTCCGGATGCAAGTTCTTTTTTTGTTGTAAGCTCAAAGCTTAATGTAGTAAGTCGTCCCAAATTTTGCCAAATGATCTTACCGGTGAAGCTGGCACTCGTTATATTTGACGTCTCACCGATTGCTACAGCTAAATCGGAGAGTTGTGCAAAACGATCCCATGTGCCATATGATGTACCCGCTATGTTAATCCGTATATAAGCATCTCCATTGTGGTCATGCAGTATTTGATACACTTTAGTTCCTGTTACGGTAGTATCGCCATCTGTCAGAATATCCACATATCCCCCAACGGCTCCAGCATATGGTCCATGTGCTGCACTTCCGGAAGCATTATAGACGCGATAGCGTCCAGGAATGGAAGCATTATTAAAATCGGTAACAAAAGTAGTACCTGCAAGAGCATATTCTGCGGCTAAATTACTATTGAGCACAGTATATAAGTCCATCAGCTCCTTGCCCTGAGCGGCCGAGAGAGGCAATTTCGCGTTATCGGTCACACAGTTATTTACAATCTGGCCAATCAGACACGCCCCTTTAAAAGCTGCTTTTATATTACTAATTGTTGTTGATAGTTTTCCTTTGCTCTTAATATTGCCAATTGCTGTGGCCGCATCTGGGACGGTTGCACTGCCGGAATAATCCTCAAAAGTCGGTGTATCCAGGTCTTTCAATGCAGCATCTGCTTTATCCCAGTTATTGTTCTGATCCTGAACTGAGTAGAAATCGCTCTCATCTGGTTTCTTGAAATTATAATTTGTCGTATTAGTTGCCATTAGGTAATTCTCCTTTCGATAACTCTTCATGAGTCAGCTGTAATAATTCCATATGCTGGTATGCTTGCAGCTCCTGAATTCTATTTTTAAGGTGTCCGCCACGGATCCGCTCATGCGTATACGCCGCCAGTTCTGCATGTGTAAAAGTTCCGACTGCTCCATAGGTGTTAAAAATGTACTCGTACAGCACCTTCAAATGTGCTGGTACTGCCTCTTCTATCGTCTGTTTAATATCCGCCATATTTCCCGGAATGCCCGATGTACCCGTGAACCGGATGGTAATCGTATACGCGGGAAAATTCTCCACGATATTAACCGCAGCGTTCGTAAAGCTTTCCGCAATGTTCTGAATCAACGAAGCAGTTGTTGTCCCAGCTCCGGATATCTTCGCCTTAATGCGTTCCCGGCGATACCGGTCGGATTTAGCGGCGTCGGGGACAAGGCCCAGTAATCGTTCGTATCGGGCAAGCGTATCCGAAGCAGATCCCACAAAGCAGTTATCGATGGTCTTATACATTTCTGTGTCAAGGCCATCTGTCTGCTCAGAAATAATGCTCTGCAACGTCTTCATCGTCTCATTGTTTTCATAATAGTCCGGAAGCAGTTTAATTAATTCCATAGATCCTCACCTCCGAAAAATCTACAGTTCCTATAACCGGAATAGCTTTATCAGTAATAATCACATTTGCCATGGCGCCATTCAATTTTAAGTTGTCATAATCCTGTACACCCTCCGTGGCCAGGAGCAGGCTCCCGATCCGGGCATAACTCACACGATAATCCGTAAATACCAGTCCTTTTAGGTACGTGTTTAGAGATACCCGGAATGCCTGCAGTACATCATCTTTGGCTTTGCTGCCGTCCAGCGTAACATCAGCCACGACGTTGACAGCCATGGATGACGGGCTGTCGATCGTGACATCCGCTCCGATGGGGCGGACCGTTTCCATATAAGCCGACACTGCGCTTTCAAGAGATGTGTCTATATTCTTATCACTGTCCACGATCAGGACCGTCACGGTACCAGGGCCGCTGTCCAGCGGAAAAACCTTGGCATCTCCGACACCTGGCACGTCTAAAGCCCATAACTTATAGTGGTATGCATTTCCCGATGTAGCTGGCAGCTGCACTTTTTGCAGGAATCTCTCCCGCAGGGCTCCGTCCGTCTCCTCGTCAGCTCCTGCTGATATGATGTCAGTCAGTTCCGCGGTCACTCCCGTTATATTTGATATCGGCTGCACGGATCCTGAATACTGGTTTCCAATGTCACCCGGAGTTTCGCACTCAGCCTCGTACTCCGTACCAGACGCCAGTTCCCTTGTGACAGTATAGACCAGGGAGTTTAGCCCCCAGCGGCTGCCGATCGGAACTGCTCCTGTTGTTATCATTTTTCGCACTGCAGCGCTGGCCGTTTTCCTCGTTACACCGAATGCAGCTATTGCCCTGTCAAGATACTCGCCGACTGCGGTATCCGGAAAGACCAGATCCAGATAGTTTTCCAATTGGAAATTCTGCTGTGCCAGAAAGTACGCACAAGGTGCCAGCGCATCATAAATAACGCTTCCTTCCCGCTTATCCACGCTGCCGGGTACTTTATTCAGCATGGCCTGCAGCAATTCTTCATACGTCATACAGGCACCTCCGTTTCTATTTCGATATCTCCATAAATACAGAAGACATTAAAAGAGCATTGGCACGTGTCCCCAGTAAAAGAAAAGCTGAATCCATCAACTTCCCGTATCCTGTCGTCACGCAACAATGCTTCCTGTATCATTCTCTTCATTTCTGCCCGTACATAGGGCTGCTCCTCTCCGATCAGTTCTTTCCATGCAATTCCATAACTGAAACTGTATACGGGGTATTCATACTGTTCGGTATCAAGTACCTTATAAATAGCCTGCTTTAATGCTTCCAGATCGTCTACGTACCCTTCTATCTTACAGGGCAATACTTTATAAGTCTTCCCTTCAAAGGTCTGTTCCCGGAGCGCCATACCGGTTGTAAGTTCCATGTTATCCTCCTATCTGATATGGTTTCCCAATGATTTCCAGAATATAGTACTCACGACCGCCATCGTTACGGAGCAGCCGCACCTTGTCGCCACTGGCCAGTCTGGTTTTCATGTTCCCTGTTACCATGCTCATAGGAACTGGAAGATCTCCGACCATAACAGCACCCCCTTTGTACTCCCCGATCACTACCGCAGTCACCTTCCGGTTATTCAGGTAATTGTTTACTATCGTTTTTATGACATTAAACAGCTCGTTCGCTCCATTCCTGTCACTCACCAGCCATCACCTCAACTTTCATAGTGTGAACCGGCAGGAAATCGTGTGTAACCTTTTTCACGATCAGCCTGTGGCCCAGTCCAATCTCATTTATGCTTCCGTAGATGCTGTTTCCGGCACGCACCCGGAGATCTCCCAGGCATTCCAGTTTCAATGTTTCTTTCTCATGGTTATACAGTTTAAGAAGATTGTTCGCCCGCTCCTGTGCTTTTGCCGCATTATCAATCCCGGAAGCTGATGTTTCGAAATATTGGAGAAGGCCATACCGGTTTATGGATTCCTGATCAGCAGCGGCACCCACGTCCATTTTCTTGCTATTTTCATCTTTCCAGCCTACCTTGATCCGGTTGTAAAAATCATCATCAATGGATTTCTCCCAGCTGTAGCCGGTGCACAGGCTCCGGTCTCCCAATACAAGCGGGAGCTGCAAATTTCGCATATTCCAGAGGCATACAGATCCATACTCATCACGGACGCAATACATCTCCTGTGTCGCAATCAGCGTATCAGAGATGGCCTGCGTCACTTCATCAAGCCATGTTTTATCCGAATCTGCAATGGTCGGTAATACATATCCCGGTTCCTCCAGCGTACCGGGGTTCAGAGACAAAAAGGTGCACATATTCTGTACCAGGTTCTTCAGTGTCCCATTTTCCAGCACAATAATCTCCTTTGCTTTCGCATACCGTAGCTGGTCATAGACTTTAACCTTAATAATTCCGGATTCGTCGCCGGATACCTTAAAAACAGTTCCAAAAAAGATGCCATCAGCCTGATCGTTATCAGTCAGGCGAACAACATCTCCGTTTTGCAATATAAGATCATCATTGATATACGAGATATCCATGCTGCTGGATCCATCATTAAGAACATCCGACCAGGATATTTCCGTACACATGCCTGATATGTCGTATATATATCCTCCTGTTTCGACTAATACTTCCATATACACCTCCTATGATGGGATAGTGAATACCTGGCCCGGATAGATCAGGTTTGGATTCTTGATGCTGGGATTTGCTGACACAATTTTTTGATACTGGCTGCCATTCCCATAATACTTCTTAGCTATCCCCCACAGCGTATCTCCTGACTGTACTGTATGTGTTTTATTTGCAGTTACAGCTGGGTTCTCAGCAAGGGGCGTTTCCTCCTGTTTTACCGTAGCATCAGGAGTCTGGATAGCTACATACCTCTTTCCTGCCCCTTTATACTCCAGGAGTGTCAATGATATATACTTATCCCCTTCTTCTCCTGCTTTTTCCACTACCTCTACACTCTTTACCAGTACCTTGACGCTGATATCATCTGAAATATCATTCGATGCAATGAACCGGATCGGCTTCTTATTCTTCTGAGCCTTCCGGAACATCTTCTCGTAATAATCTGCATCAGCCTCTGCGCCCGGCTCCATATAATTGACGTCCTGACTGGGAAACTCTGCCTCAAAGCTATATTCTTCAAGTGAACAGTAAGAAGGGATGGAAACCTGCCCTTCCTCCAGCACCTGATACGTCTCGATATTAAGTTCTCTTGATCTCTTAATCTCCTCCGGATTGACCGGAAGCTTATATTTCTTGCTGCCATATTTGAAATATACTGAGTATGACATTAAGCCGGCCCCCCCTCTGGAGCAGTTGCAATCATTTCTTTGAGCTGTTCAGATACATGACTCATAATGTTGTCGGTATCTGCCTCTTTGGTGATCGGACCGCTGAATTCCACCATGATATTTGGCGCAAGCGTATTTTGGGAGATGCGGGCAATATAATCGCGCTCTGCAAGCTTTCGCATCCACTCGATATCCTCTTCGTTTTCAACCTTTACTGCACCATTCTTTCCTTTACCCTTCACAGTTGCAGGACTTCCGTCTGTAGCAAACTGGCTGTAATCAAATTCACCGACACCGCTAGGCGCAAATCCAGAAAATGGGTTAGATATACGATCAGCCAAACCCGCACCGATATCATAACCCTTATTAGCAAAATCAGCGCCATTCAAGAAATCTTTTTTCTGAACAATTTCTTTCCAATCAGTGGCATCTTTTGCTACTGCAGCCGCTTTTTCAAGCCCTTCTTTGAAATTGTCTAATCCTGCAGAGATCTGCACATTCACGCCTGGGATTCTGTTGATTATGGTTTCTATCGACCGGGCCATTTCTGCGATATATCCGATGACAGTGGAAGCCAGATCATAAAACAAAATTTTTACAGCACCTATTGGATCATTCCACACATTAGCAAAAAAATTAACCACTTCAGCGATAATGTTATACATCATGATAAAGTAGTTGATTACAGCTGCTACCCAGCCTCCGATTACTGCACCGATAATACCCGTTGCTGATATCGTTGATCCTGTAAAATGATTCACTGCCGCAATCGCTCCATAAAATACTGCAATCAATACCAGTATCAGTCCGACAATCCAAACAATCGGGCAGGCATACATGGCCGCATTTACTCCAAGTTGTGCCTCAGTAAGTCCTAATTCAGCAGTCACGGCTCCCCATGCTGCTCCCGTAGTTGCCCACAATGCCAACGCATACAAACCAACGCATACAGCCTGCGCTCCTGTACGTACCGCAGATATTAATGCCAGTCCGTTAGATATTCCCAAAACAAGCACATAAGCTCCTAATGCGGCAGCTGCGGCCCAGATAAACGGTGATACCATCGGCCATGCAGTAACGCAAAAATCTATAAACTTTTCTGTTGCGTCGCCAGCCAGGTAAATGGCTCCTATTAAATTATTAATAGCCTGTTGGCCTGTGTTAGAATTAAGTATACCGTTAATTTTTTCAAATACCCCGCCAAAAGCTTGCGTTCCCGCATTTTTTATTCGATTCCACACATCTCCGAAGGTCTGCGGCATAGTCTTAAACTTTTTATTAATATCATCAGCAGAATCAAACATAGCGTTTTTAATAATTTCCGCCGTAATTGCCCCATCGGATGATAATTCTTTCAATTCACCTTTTGATACATTAAGATACTTTGCGATCGCGTTGGCCACCATCGGTGCATTTTCCATGATGGATCGGAATTCGTCCCCTTGCAGTTTTCCAGACGCCATGGCCTGCGTCAACTGTAGAAAAGCAGACTGTTGTTCCGAAGTACCGGCGCCAGATACTTTCAATGATTTCTGAAGCAGTTCTGTAAAGCCAATGGCTTCCTGATTGCTTCCGAAAGCATCACCCGCCAGCATCTTCATTTTTGCAACAGCGTTAGCCATATCATCATACTGTCCTCTCGCACGGTTAGCTGCGGCGAAAATATCGTCTTGAAGTGCTTTCTGTTCTTCAAGGCTTCCTGTGATCATAGCCAGCCTGGCGTTGGTATTGGTGTAGCTGTCAGTAAGATCCACAACCTTTTTCACCGCTGCAAGACTGGCTATTGCTCCAACAAATTTAGCGATCCCGGAACTTGCTGCTCCTGCAACACGACCAGTACGGTCCATGGAGTCATTCAGTTTATCCGTATTTTTGCTTGCCCCCAGCGTTTTTGTGGAGGCAGCGTCTACTTTTCCGATGAATTTGTTTATAGTTGTGCTGTATCCGTCCATAAGCCGGAACATCGCACTTAATGTTGGCATGACATACCTCCTATTTCGTCTGATTGGCAAGCCTTTTCTCTTCCTCTATCCGAAGGTCAATGCTTGCATATATGAAAGCACGCTCCCGCTGGCTCATAGATTCCAGAGCAGATGGGAGTAAGCGAAGTCTCTGCAGGGCGAAGTGAGCATAAGTTAACTCAACATCACCCTGCTTTATCAGTTTTTTGCCTCGTCAATATCTTCGTTGATATCCTTATCCAATCCAGAGATATCGTACACCGCTTCTAAAAGCGCACCGTATTCACCGACATAAAGCATTTTTGCCAACAGTTTTGAGACTCCCAATACGCCATATGCGCTCTGCAATTCCGTATTTTCAAGATCTGGTTCCACTACTGCAGCCGCTGTAAGCTCCTGGTTATAAGCTACCCGATCAAAAGTTTCGTTTCCTTTTTTATCTCTTTTCGTATACTTCTTAATCAGTCCCTCATTCTCCTGCTGAGTAATTGGGCGGATAACGAACGGGACCGGCTTGCCGTTTTCTTTAAATCTATTGGATACAAACACCTCCCGATTTTCTGTCTGCTCCGGGTGTAAAAATGCGTTTAAACTACTCATATCATATCCTCACTTTCTATTTTTGGTAATAAAAGAGCACCCTGATTTCTCAAGGTGCCTTATGTTTAACCTGTTATTTTAAATCAAACTCGTATATGCCACTAAAAATGTCGAAATCACTGTACTGCAATTTGCAATCAGCAACACCTAAATCATTAGGAATTTCAAATACAATATTTCCTGTAATGTCAAGATTAGGATTTACTGAATCGACTGTAATGAACTTATCATCAGCCACAGGGATAATTGTTGCAGTGTACTTAGCATCATCAGGCCCTATTAGTTTAAAATAATTAAGCAGTAACTGTTGACTATCTTTTGAGTTATTTTTTATTGTTACATTTACGACCGCATATTTTCCGCTTTTCGGAGTATATTTCATCATTCCGTTGGCAGCTGATATGCTATCTGTTTCCGTAACATCATTGACAATCATTGACAGATTACCTAACTTTCCCTCTGAACCAAACCCCACCGTATCTGACGTTTCTGCCTCAGTATTTTCACTTTTAACAGTGCTCGTTTGACCGTTGGTATTTTCCGGAGACTGCCCGTTATTTGCTGTCCCCATTATTGCGGCAAAACAACCTGCAAAAGCAATAACCACAAAAACCAGTACTGCAATTAAACAACCATGTTTCTTCTTTTTAGGCTGATTCAAAGGTGGTGCACTTGCTTCCATTTTTCTCATTGGATGCCCGCAATTTGGGCAACTTGTAGCTTCATCAGAAATCTCTTTCCCACATTCAGGACACTTGATCAAAGCCATTTCATATCCTCCTTAAGTAAATATAATTACATTATACTATCATTATGAGGATAATTCTATCTTTTTTGTAACTTTTATTATCTCATGTTTTCCGGAAATGCATAGCTTTCCAGCTCATCCACATCATCAAACGTGAAATCAGTATCTACGGTATTCAGATCTTCGCTGGAATCGTCCAAATAGGCCACCGGCGCCTTTGCCAGAATACAGTTTCTCATGACAACGACTCTGCGGCCCACCGTAGATGCAGGATCCTCATTCGTGGTCTGAATACTGATCTGCGGAACCTTGCCCTCTTTGATATACTGCTGATAGACAGCAAGTGCGGCGGGGCTTACGTTGTACATAGTCAGTGTCCCTTTTCCCTCCGCTCCTACAACCTTATGCTGTGTCATACGATGTCCCAGGAGCCGCTTTGCAATCACCTTAAACTCAATACTTGCATCTACCTTCGAGATCTCGAAGAAATAACGGTTCTGGCCATCGATTGTAATGTACGCGCTGCCTTCATTTCCTGTCACCAAATCATTGATTTTTGTGTAGTTTCCCATGTCCACCCTCCTTATGACAGATTAACTGTAATATAGATCTTCTCTACGCTGTCAACCGGCTGTACTGCTACTTCGATTACAACAGCATCCGAATCATTTCCCTTCGTGACCGTAACATCGTCAGTCACAAAATTCTGAATTGCCCCCATCGTCTGAAGTGCAGCAAAGTAGTCCACCAGAGACGCCTTCAGAAGAGATCTGCCTTCATCATTATTGTTGACTTTCCCGACATAATTCGCTTCAAAGATCTTCGTGATATCGTTGGCGATATTGTCAACAGTCCGAATCACTCTGTTCTTCGTGAACATCTTTCCTTTGTCCACCGTAACCGCAGTTAAGGAGTTGATGTCATACACTACAGATACATTCTGGGCAGTGTCTACCTTAAAAATGAACTTACCCGCAGTGACAGCCGCCTCCATCTCTGATTTTGTCATTCGGGGTTTAACGTCGATGGCCCCCGCATAAACCATACCAGTATTTGACGTAGTGATACTGGCACCGGCTGTGGCTCCTGCCACCCATGCAGTTACCTCTGCAGCCGTCAGTTCCTGATTTCCTGGCATGATGATGCCCTGAACAACATTGATGATCCCCTCGCTGTCTGCCACATGGTTCGCGAGCACCGCCTGACACTTCACACCCTCATCGTCCCTCATGGCCCTGATCCATGTCGCAATCGCTGTTTTGTTGACCTCCTCGCCCTCTCCGTCATAGGGATAGCAGAGGGTATTGAACTGAACTGTTTTAAGGGCTGTAAGAGCCGAAGTGACGTCAGCTGCTTTGTGACTTGCTTTGAGTTTATATACCAATACCGTTTTAGCTTTTTTCAGTGCTTCCGCAGCCAGCTTCTTATCTATCGCTGTGACTCCGTCTGGCCATGCTGCTTCTGTTGCCGTGATCGTATACACAGCGCCATCAGCGCCCGCACTCATTTCCTGCAGGATGACAACGATCCCGCGGTCCCCTGGTGTAATAGACAGCGGCTCATTTGTCCGGATATTGATATAGGCTCCGGGCAGTACCTTGTTTTGGGATTCCCATGTTCCCGCCATAACTTATTCCTCCTTTATGTCTGTATTCTGTGATACCGTCCGCATTGCCGGTGTTTCGTCAGGAAGATATTCCCGGTAATCAACGTCGAAAAGAAAATGCAGGACACTATCCACAATCTTTAAGTTTCTATTCCTGATCTTAAAATCTGCTGCCGAGAACTCCCGGCTTAAGTCCTCACCGACACGCCAGCACTCCTCAAATGGTTCGTTTTCGGATTTCGGAAAGTACAATACATCTATCCTGACCGAATTCTTAAGTCGGCCATTAATACCTCTGGAAGGCTCCTGTTCATAGAAGGTAATCATGAAACACGGCTGCGCAAAGTTCTGCGGCACATTTTCAATGTAGACCTTACACGGCCTGACTTTCTTCAATCCTGCCGTGATGTTCCTATATATTTTTTCAATCATGCCTGCGCTGCACCGCCTTTACTTCTTTCTCAAACTCCTTCACCAACTGCTTCTGAACCTCCCCCTTTGTTTTCTCCAGGACAAATGTTCCTTTTACGAATCCCTTTGTCGGTCCTCCTTTTTTTGTTACAATGCGATGGCCGTAATTCCAGTAGGAGGCGTAACTTGCATTGTTTACCAGTTCTGCTTCCACGCATTCCTTTGTTTTCTTCGTAGGAAGCTTATGCCAGCTTTTTCGCAGGAATCCGCCTACTCCCGGATTTGATACTTTGAAGCTGACAACGGTCCCTGCATCGGGCCCGTTCTTGACGGTAAAGGTCACCGGATTCGGATGCTTTCCCACAGGCGTGTGTCGTTTCGCATAGGCAACACCATTGTTTACGGCCTTATTAAGTACCTTTTTATCAATCTGCTGGATATCGTCCACCATCGCCATCAGCTCCTTACGAAACTGGTCAAGAGCTGCCTTATTCCTGCGATAATTACTACTACTCATACATTATCATCTCTCTTTATTTCACACTGCCACTGATAGGAATACGGGTGGCACTCTCCCAAATCAGCTTCGATGGTCTTTCCGGTTCTGAGTGTGATCAGCAACTGATCTCCTTCCCGGATGTCTTCCTCCAGGCCACAGAACAGCTTATGGCTGTTCACAATGGCCGGATTCGGCGCACCAGTGGATACCTGACCCGAAGAACTGTACCGGCAGGGCCGATCCGTTGCCACAGCTGTTTTCACTTGCTTCGTGATACCATCTATTTCGACGTCTGTCCATCGGTACACATCCATTTTGGCATCATACATTCTTGCATACGGGTTTCGCATATCCTCTCAGCCTCCTGTGCCTCCTCAGACCTGCCTTATCACTCTCAGACAGGCCATAGATACTCGCCTTCGTGTTTCCCTCCGTCTGTGCCCAGGTAATGCTCCCATCACCTTCCTTGATACTTGCAATCTCTGGGTTATATCCGTTTCCCTCCACGGCCTCATAGTCAATAATTCCTTTCGCCTTTTTTCGTACAAAGGGTTCCAGAATGTCCGGTACGCAATCTGGATCCAGGTTGCAGTAATCACAGACTGTCAGAATCAGATCCGAGATGATCAGATCATGGTCTTCTGTACCAAGCCGTAGATTTTGCTTTACTGTCTGCAGCATCTCTTTCCTATTCATCTTATACCTCCATAGTTTCGATCTTCTGATGGGTCATACTGTGAAGAGCAGATTGGCGGTATTTCTTAAGCTGTGCATAAGTTGGAACAGATTCTCCTCTCAGCCTTAACTGTCCGTTTGTATAGGAAGTCAGTTCAGCATTGGTTGACCTTCCCAGATATCCGTGTGTTACAATGGATACGCTTACAATCAGGCTTTCTTTGACCGTAACCGGATTTCTGCTCAATGATACAGCATTGATCCTCACCGCCATCAGACCACCTCCATCTGCTCCCGGTTCTTAATAACCTCGTCCGCAATCATCAATGTGATTTCCAAAATGTAAAGATTGCTCCGGTACGTTGGCTGAATTTTCACGTCTACAAAGCTTCCATCTTCCTCCTGGGTCACTTCACAGCCGCCTGATGCCTCTACTTCGCCATTATATATCAGTTCATAGGTGGCATCTTTAACAACAAAGTATTCTGATTTGACAGAATGGACGAAATACTTTACATGTCTGTCTTCGCCCAGAATAAAACGTATCATAATGCCACCTCCTGACATTCTGGAATCATTCGTGTAAACAGATACTCTGTAAACTGCGGCTCCATTTGATATGGCGCCTGAAGGAGCTCAAACGTATACTTTGGAAGTGGCAGCGCGTGAATACAGATATTTCCGGCATCTACGGTATAAAGCATCTTTGAAAGATACGTCTGATTTCCTGCTTCATCTTCGGCCACCACCTCTACCACATATTCTCCGTCAGCATCAAAAGGGACCGGTACATTCCACCGGTCCTCATCTGCCTTCTGTAGTATTACTTCTACGCCATCTACCAGGCCAAATACACGTGCTACTGCCATGGTATTGCCTCCTTAGTCGGTAACCTCCACGCTTATCACGTAGGTCTTGCCAGCATCTACCGGATTAGGTGTGAGCGTTACGGCCTTAATCGTCGGAGCTACGGTATCGAGTGTCACTGTCCTGGTTACGGTCGTGCTCTTACCCGCGGAGTCTGTCGCCACAACTGTGATCGTGTTGCTTCCGGACGCCAGCGTCAGAGCCTTGCTGAAGGAACCATCTGCCCCTACCGTCACGGCCTCTGCTGATCCGCTGTTAAGCTTAACCGTCACGGTGACCGGGCTGGATGTGATGTCATTGGTCGTACCGGCTACAGTGCAGGCTGCCTTATTCGTAATCAAACCATTTACCGGAGCTGTAACACTTAATGTCGGAGGCACTGTATCGATTTTAAAGGTTACTGACTTCTGAGTCGCAGCGTTGCCGTCGTTATCAGATGCATCGATCTTAATTGTATGGCTGCCATCTGACAAGGCTGTAGTCGGTGTATAGGTGCAATCGTAACCACCAGTAATGGCCGTCTTTACAATGGCGCTGCCTGTAACCTTGCTGCCGCTGTCAATGGTAATACCAATCGTATCTGGATTAACTCCAGAGTCGTTATCTGTGACTTTCCACTTAATGGCCGGCTTATTATTGATGATCAGTGCGCTGGCCGTCGGATATGTGATTGTAATAGCTGGGGCCGTCTTCTCCTTTACGCGGAGCTGCAGGCTGCTTCCGAGTGTGGCATCTGTGTCATTTTTTGTGGTCACGTTCCCGGCCTCGTCCGTGGCCTTGATCGCCACTGGAAAATAATGCCCGTCGTTATTGTTATAAGACGACGTGGCCGGCGCTGTAATTGTGGCCTCATATTTCTTCGAGGTACTGTTATAGGTCAGTGTGGTTGTAACACCGTTAATTACGGCCTGTACTGTCTTAACTGCCATATGTCAGACCTCCTTATCCGATCTTATGCTTAAACGCAACAATCCTGATCTGCTTCGACTCATAGACTCTTTCATAGTTGATGGCATTCATCAGTTCCGCCTTCGTCGGAGTCTCTATATGCTCTCTGGCAAGGTCAGTCCATTTGATCCCACGTGCATGCATGATGAACGTCTTACGGTTAATCAGGTAATCTACACCGGATCCCTTCTTCTTGTCTCGATCTACTTCAGTAGCAACAAAGCCGACGGGAGAACCATTTCCGAATGCAATTGCCCCCTGGCCAAACAAATATGTGGTATATACGCCATCTGCGACCGGACAGCCATCATCCACAATTACCCGGCGTCCCTGGTAGGTATCAAACTCAACATCAGTAGAATCCCGTTCTGTGTCGATCAGGTTATTTTTCTTCAGAAAAGCCTTTGTGGCGCTGTGCATGGCCACAGCCGTCAACTGTCCCTGGGCGTCACCGAGCAGCTGCAAAGCATCAATAAAAGCGCTGGCACTGATCTTCTGGGCCGCGGCGGAACCCGCTGCCGAAATGTCCAGGATATGGTCTGCAAGTGGTGTTTTGGTCTCTGCTGGTTCTGTTGTAGTCTGATAGCTGCCGAACACTCCGGAAAGCACCTGGATCAGAATCTTCTGGTACTCTCTCGCCCAATATCCCGCTACCAGATCACCAATGGCGGCCATCGGGTCACTGCCGGCAAGCGCAGCCGATAAATCTGTGGCAGCCCACATATTAGCCCTGCGCACTGTCGTAGATACATCCTTGTTAGAAGTGATCTTCTTTGCAGTCAGATCCTGATCCTCGATAATGTCCTCAGAATCTCCACTCAGATCCTCGAAAAACGGCATCTGGTGGATCGGCGCCGCTTCACTGGCCAGACGGTCAAACTCTGCATTATTTGTGATAATTCCGCTCTGGAAGAGTGCGGACAACTCCATGGTCCGGTTCACGACATAAGGTGTGAACAGTTCCGGTACAATGACATCGGATAATTTTGTTACTGGCATTTAATCACCTATTCCCTTTCTTATACGTTGATGGTTACTCCGGCTGCCGCAGCCAATACCTGTGCCTGAGCCGGATTTTCTCTCAGCAGCTTTCCCTGTTCGGTAAGGTTAAAGCTGTCTTTTGCAAATGGATTCTTAGCCGGAGGAGTCCCCCCGCCGGCCGGTCTATAGTCTGCCCCCGGCTCCGTCTTAAACAGATGGGGAGAGGACTCCTTCAGGGGCTTCACGACATCATCAATCCCGACCGGCTTCCCGTCCTTGTCGAAGGTAAACTTTTCGAGTCCTCCCTGCTTATAGATAATATAATCGGCATCAACCACACCTGCCTCTTTCAACTTATCCTTCAGGGCGTATTCTTTTACCGTGTTGGCCGAAGCGACCTCCAAGGCTGTCACCTTCTCCTTGTACTCCTTGACCTGCTTCTGAAGCTCCTCATTGTCCGAGTTGTCTTTTTTCAGCGTCTCGATCGTTGTATTTGCTTCCTTCAGCTTCCCGTTGATCTCGTCGAAACGTTCCTTCGGTACAAAATCTTTTACAGATTCGTTCCATGCGTCTACCGCGATCTGTGCGTGCTCCTCTGATAATCCCTTTGCTACTAACTCTTCTTTCTTCATGATCCCTTGCTCCTTTCGATTCATCTTCACTTGTTATCCCGGTCGTGTCCGGTGATGTCTCCCTCTTTTTCGCCTGGGATACCAAAAAAGGCGAAAAAATAACACCCAGGAGATTCCTGCGTGCTAATAACTTAGTAATGGTGCTTACCTCACCACTAAATAAAATACCAGGGTATCTATAACCCTGGCACTCTTTACTCAACGGCCTATGATTTTCTTTTTCCCTGGCTGTGGCTGCGTCTTATAGAGTTCTTCCTTCCCTACATAACACTTTGGAAAAATCTTGGAAAGATGGTTCTTTACATCTTCATCCATCTTTAATCCGCGAAATTCTTCTCTGCGTCGGTCAAACTCCTCATATGTGGTGATTTTTAACAATTCTTCTTTCAGATTCATTTCACCGCCTCCTCAATTAAATCATAGAGCTCTGGACATTTGCTTTTAACCATTTCTGGATTTGCAATATATTCCCGGAACGGCTCTGACACAAACTCCATCATCAATTCATCACGAAAGTTACCCTCGCTATCAAATGCGTCCCATACCGTTTCGGCATATATCCTCCCTTGATACGGAGATACAAGCCCATCTTTTTCCAATAGAAATATATCGACTGGATTTCCCTCATTATCATAATAGGTCTCCGTTTTTATATCCCAAATATCAACTTCGCCTATTATCTTTTTCCTGATTTGAGATATTTTCTCGAAGTCCATCATCTTATTCTCTACCAGATGCCCTATTTCATGAACAACATCTTCTGTTTCCGCTCCTTTTGCCACATACAGTATATCACGAGTATAGTCATACTGGCTAGAGCCAATCTGGCCGACATCAATGACCGTGCCTGAGTGGATCTGCTTCTGTACCTTTGGTGGAACTGATGCAATCGCCTCATTGGCTGTCAATCTTTCCCTTGTTGTATTTCCAGCCGCTTTGTTATTTCTAACCAGATACTCTGTTTTTTCCTGTTTTCCTACTGTTTTGTCTTCTGCATACTTCTGTTTCCATTCTCTATACGTCATATCAGCCGGAACCTCCACAGTCTTCCCCGTCTCCGGGTCCCTGGCCACTCGCGTCTCATCTGACAGATCATCATCGTCATAATAAGGCACGTCGGTACAGCGGCAGAAGCAGTGGAACGGCGGCATGTTTTCGCCAGTAATCTCTTTCCCCACCTCGTAGACCTCACCGTCTTTATCCCCGCAGATATCACAGGTCTTACTGTCCAGCGTAGCCAGTATCTGATACTTCTCTACGCCGTCCTCCTTGTACCCGGCATGGGTTGCCTCGCTCATCAGGAACGAACTCTCTGTATGGAGCAACCGGTAAGCGTCGAACTTTTTAGCATTCATCTTTTTGGCAAAGTCATTGGCCAGGGCCTGTGGACTCTTCCCTTGGACCATCATGGTTGTGAGCGATTCCATGAGTTGGGTCTGAAGATGATCCTTCTGCTTCCAGAGCCGGCTGGAAAAACTGGCGCCGTTGAAAGGGTACTCCAGCAGCTTCTCCACCGCGTGTGGATCTACCTGGGCGAATGCAGCGTGAAAGCCATGGTACTGATCGATGCTATACCATGTTCGGTAATAGGTATCCTTATAGACCTCCTTCATGGTCTGCTCTGCCGCAGCCTGGTAGTCAACCGCATACAACTGACGGAGCATAGCGTCAACCTGGGTCTCCAATGCCTGGTATCGGGTGATATTCGCTTTAATAGACATGTTGTTGACCGTCTGATTATGCTTACCGATGTTTGCCATGGCGAGGTCGATAAAATCCCGTAGATTACCGATTTCAGCCTTGCTAAGCTGCCTCTGTGCCGCCGCATAGGACAGGCCATTCTCTTCCGCGTATTCGAAGTAGAAAGCTTCTATGGTCTTCTGCAGTTCGCGGCGCGTCTGATTAAAGGCTTTCTCCAGTTTTGCATAGTATTGGTTTACCTGCATCTCTCCCGCTTTGTACATGGCTTCTTGTCGTGTCTGCCAATAGCCCATTACTCATCACCGCCCTTGCCGCCTGGGTCCTTTTCGTCCGGATCCGCAGGAGGGAACATCTCGGAGATCTCCCGCTGGGCCTCTGCATCTTCTTCCTTTTGGGCGTTCAGAGTTTCTATCTCCTTTTCCGGATCCTCGACCCACGGGTGCTTTGACACGATGGTCTCATCGGAAATCACCCCCTTCGACTGCTGGGCAATTTGGGAGAGCTCCAGATCATTCTTGACACTGGTACGTGTCCATGTCTGAACGATTGTGTCGTCTTTGATCTTGATATTCAGTAAACGGCAGACGCACCGGATAAACCGGCCAAAGCCCAGTTTAAATTCTGTCTCCGTCAGGCCTGATTTAAGCTCCAGGAGGGAATATAAAAAGCCCAGGGCTACGCCTGAGCTGTTTCCAAAATTCTGCGGATCCGGATCAATGCCCTGCCCCTGTTCAAAAATACATTTCCGGGTCGTAGCCAGCAGCTCCTTACGGGCCTCCACCGGCAGCTCAATCGTTAGGGTAGAAACTCCCGACTTGTCTTCCCCACCGTCATTCTCGATCTGAATTGCTTTGTAGTCCTTCAGTTCCCGGAGGAACTGGCCCAGATCGTCGCCACCATAGTTGGTAAGCACGAAAATAACTTCCTGAATGTCTTCCAGATCGTTGACAAATCCACTGAATACTTTGCAGTAGACATCAATCAAAGGCTTTATATTATCCAGGTCACCTGTATTGATATTGTTGTTGAAAAATGGGAAGAATGGCACCTCGCCGATATCATGCGTAAACTCATTTACCAGATTACTGTTTCCTTCTGTGTCAATCAGGGTAAAGGAGTTATATGGCATCAGTCCGGCATCGATTACGCTTCCTGCCTCCACCGCATACGCCTGACAGGTCGTATCATTCCAGTATTCGTAGACGTCCAGTTCTTGCCCGCTGTCTGTGACATCATGATAACAGCGTAATGCTCCTTTAAGTTCTTTCTCCAGATTATTACTCCACACTGGGATCACCTGTCCTGATGGCACTATGGCATATTTGTACTGCTTCGTATTTCTGTCCTTCCAGAGGTGTAGCCATGCCACAGATGCGTTAGAAGCCTCTACACAGAGATCCTTGCAAGTCTTAGCATACTTATCTCCCAGGAACGCCGTCAATGCTTTATTAGATGCCTTATCGCCCAGATCGAACAGAGGCGGCGCTGTAAACATATAGGACGCTTTTTGATTGACCAGGAGACCGTGGAAGTTGAGGGGGATCCTGTTATCTGCATTCCGCAGCGGGTTCTCTCCTTGCTCTGTTTCTCTTTTCTTAGGCGGCTCCAGTAAGATATCCGTCTGGTTCCGATAATACCGATCCGCAGTATCTGCCTGGGCAAGAAAAGCACCATGCCCCGTCGTATACTTCTTAATCAGTTTTTTTACAACTTCCATTTCCATTTCTCTCACCTCTATTTCATAATCTTCATTCCTCCGCCCTTAAGGTCCGAAACTTCGTAATCATCAAGTCCATACCAAATGGCCGACAATGTATGTGGGTCTATATTGAATTCATCTTCGATTATTTCTCCATCTTTGTCCACAGCAAAAGTCAGCTCTTTCAATTCTCCTATTATGTTCTGACACCGCTCTGAACATATGATATGTTTAAAGCGTTTAACTTTCTTTGTGTATACTTCACGGGAACCTTTAAACTTCTTACACGGTCTCATTCTGAATCCCAGTTGCTTATAATATCTGATTGCTTTGGGTTCCGCACTATCGGCTTTGATCAGAACGTCCTTCCACTTCTCAATATCCCGCGCAATCTCCGGATCCGTCTTATCTCTGGAGTAGTACTCATCATACAAATACAGAAGCTTATTATCGTGGTCTATCATCATGCGAACCACAGCGTTATAGGACGTGACAAAACCAAAGTCCATGCCATTCTTTTCGATCGGATTATTGATCTTCTTAATCCTCTCGCAGACTTCTCTTTCGGGCATAACTTCTAACTGCGGGAATACCAGTCTGCCATTAATGCCGAAGCGGCCTTTACGTGCCACCCGGTACAGATCCGGATCGTGTTGTTGCAGTTCGTCCAGCTGCTCAATGTAATCCGCTGGCACAAAGTAATTGTCATCTACTGTGCTGTGATGGTAATAGGTATTCCCAATCACTATGATACGCTTCCGGTACAATTCCTCGTCGTCAAGGATCTTAACACCGGTGGACTTATCCTGGAAGAAATGCTTATACACCCAGTTGCTCTTGCTGACCGGATTCGTTGACAGGATTATATGATTGCTAAGAGTCGGATGGCGGAGACGCCCCAGGATTTCCTTAAAGCCAGCATACTTAACCTCGGAACACTCCTCGATCCAGACGATAGAAACACCGTTTAATGATTTCAGCTTCGCCGGCTTATCCATGCCTTTGAAAATGATCTTACTGCCGTTGCTGAACCGAATCTGCATCGGTGAAGTGGTAAACGTGATATAGTCCGTCACCTCCATGGCCTCGGCCACTTCCATCAGCAGATCGTAACAGGAATCCCGGATCGTATCGAATACCTCACGGACTACCAGGGCCTTGCGTTTCTCCTCCAGCAGCTTCTTAATCAGTTTTACAGCGACGTGGTAACTTTTGGAACTGCCGTATCCCCCGACTGTCAGATATATCTTGCAGTCCCAGTCATGAACGAAATCGAAGAAGTGATCGTTTAGGGCAAATTCTACGCAATGGATATCAGACATGGCTTTCGCCTGCTTTCTTAAACTCGATCCGGATCGGTTTCTCCTCGTCCTTCTTAACTTGGGACTTCAGAACGGCGATCCTCGCCCGCTGTTCTGCTGTTGCCAGATCCCAGTTCTTATGCAACAGATCATCATACTGCTTAATCATGCTGCGAAGTTCTGCCTGGGCTCTGGCCTGGGCCTGCAGGAAGTTTCCCTGCTTATCCCATGCCTGCTGTACCTCCCAACGTTCCTCCGTGACCGTGTCACCGTCCTTGTGGCCGATCTCGGTCTTAGTGCTGTCCTCCCGGTCGCGAACATACATGATCTTCTGTGCCCGGATTATGGCAGCATAGGCAATCTGGATCTGATCCCACAGAACGTCCAGCGGATCCTTTGGCATCTCCTGGATAATAGAAACGGTCTCTTCCGGAAGATACTTCGAGAAGAAACCGTATTTTTCAGCTTTCTTATTCTGCTGCGGTCCACCAGAGCTGTTATGGTTCCCTGGCTGGGCGCCGCGTTTTCTTTCCGAACGTTCGCTTTTCTTATCCGAGCGTTCGCTTTCCCATTTGTGTGTCGATTTCCAACGGCGAACCGTCCCTTCTGGCAGATTTAGTTGACTTGCGATTTCAACTAATTTCTGACCGTTCAAATACATGGCCTTCGCCTGTTCATATCTCGCATCTGGCGCCCGTGCCATGCGTCCTCACCTCGATTCGTCGGTTTTGGTGGTAAAAGAAAAGCACCCGATTTACTCGGATGCCTCTTCTATATCTGTCTTCCTTTTTTCAATCCTTTTAATACTATCATAAAAAATCATTACTGTCTCTTCTTTCTCATTATCATGATCCTCTATATACGGCTCTATAGGTTTCCCTTTTTCGTCCAAAAAATATTTGTAATAAGAATTTAAGCATATATATTTACGCCTATCTTCTTCAAGTTCTTTGTATCCCAGAGACCCTTCATACACAACATCATCATCTTTTAAATATATACAAAGCCATGCACCTTCATTGAAATCTGATAACACTTCAATTTCATTATCATAAAAAGTTGTATTCACATCAAATAAATTGAAAATTTTTATTGTATTATCTGACAATGCTATTCTGTAAAAAATATAAGCAATAAATATAGCCAAAATAATCAAGCAGCCATTCTGTTTCAATTCATATGGAGCATTAAAAAAGCATAGGTTAATTATTCTTCTAAGTATGTTTATTTGTTTCAACCATTCAATTAGCCAAAGATAAATATAACTTATAGCAATTGATTTTATGAAAATATAATTATTATCTTTTATTGTCCTACCCCTAAAAAAAAGATAGACATAGATACTCAAATACCCAGGATAGATATATTGTATATACTCTGGTATTGCCCGAATTATTTTAAGAATCTCATCAGCATTCAATCTGCCACCTATTTCTTATGCCCGGGTGATGGCTTTTGATTTGTTGTCGTAGTTCTTCCATCAGAATGTGATCGTTCATGATAATCGCCTTGCTCATGCACTGGTTTTTCTTGTGGTTGATGCGGTATCTGTGTTCCTTGTCTTCTTTTATCTTCTGGCATTAAATTTACCCCCTTTATTATTGCATATATTCTAACACAAAATTGTCCAAAAGAAAATACCCATCTTCCGACAGGTTCTTAAAAAGGATAAACATTTTAATATAAACAGGAAAAGCGCCCAGTATACTGAGCGCCCAAAATGAGGTTCTACAATTTATTGCATCGACGACTGCGCCATTTTACTTAACGTCTCCTGTAAAACGGCAGAACAACTGATGTTATTTTCTTCCACGTAGGTATTCAGCCATGCCGGAATCGTAAGGGTTTTCTTTACCGCCTTACTCCCATACTTTTCGGCATAGGCGTCCATATCCAAAGCAACCATATTCACAAACTGGCCAAACTCTGTATTAATACCTCCGAACTCTGACGCTTTAGGCGCCTTCTTGCCGTCCTCCAGTTCTGTGAGTACCCAGCCGCTGGCAGCATCTTCTGCCATAAAGATCGCTTCTGCCATATCATCTCCACCAGTAACACAACCGGGCAGATCCGGAAACTCAACGGCATAACCTCCGCTTCCATCTTCATAAGGTGTAAATATTGCTGGATAAACTAATTTCATGATTTTCCTCCTTTTTAGCACAGGCATTGGGGGCTTTACAGCCCCGCCTGCTTAAGTATTGATTTTACAACTGTCATATTAATGTCTTTGCCTTTATGCTCTGGTATTGTAACTTTTCCGCTCTTAGTTGGATGTTTATATTGATGATGAGAACCAACTTGTTTTACTTCATACCAGCCATCTTGTAAAATCATTTTCTCGACTTCTCTGAACCTCATCTCTGTCCTCCTTATGTTATAATTATAGCACGTATAGTACGTATTGTCAATAGTTTTAATACATATTATACGTATTATCTAAAAGAGCCCTTACATATTTGTAAGAACTCAGTCAAAGGAGAAACATTAATTATGGAGGATAAATCAGCCACCGACCGGTAAAAGCCGGCGGCCGTCAATTGGGGGAGGAAATCCGTTTTTCAGATCTTCCAGTTTAAAGTCTACCACACTTGAAGCGAAAAAAACGAAATTACTTTTTATCTTTCAAAAAATTCGTTATTGCCATTCTGCAACCATCTGCTGTATACTTTCCTCCCATACGATGTGCCACCTGAACCCATGACAGCTCATCGAAAAATTTATACCTAATCATGCGCCGCATTCTGGAGTCAGCCAGACTATTTATGTAATCGTCAACCTCGTTGGTCAGTTCGAGGAGTTGCAACTCAAACTCATCTAACTTCTTCTTGCGATCCTCCAGCAGCTTCTTACGCCGGTAATAGTCTGGAACTGGAAAGCCGGTAATCCGGATACTGCCATATGTTCCGTCAGTCCTTGTTCCCTTGACGGAATCTGACACCTGATATCGGCTCGTCTCCATCTTTCTGATCTGTTTTTCCAGCTTTTTGATCTCGTCCTGCAGATCCTGATATTCCACCCTCAGGCTGCTGTACTGCTCCAGCACTACCTTGTCCAACGGCTCCACCTCCTCTTAACCATGCCAGTTTCTCGATCCTTACCCGATCCCATGTCTCAGCCCACCCGGGATCTATATCTTTCCACGGCCTCTAAGGTGTATCTGCCTTGATATCTGGCTCCGCTGGCAGAATAAGCAAATACCCTTTTCTGTGGGATCCCGATCAGCTCCGCCACCTCGTCAGCATAATACTGGCCCATTAGAACGCCACGGTCATATACTGCATATTTTACTTTATACGCCATGCTTGTTCCTCCTGCAGCTCGGATGATTATAACCTCCAATCGCATACAAATGCCCCTGCCTCTCACAATCACAATTTTTCCGGCTACATTCCGCCGGCCATCGCTTCCGGCAGATAAGGCAGATCCTTTCTACCTTCGCGGCTCGGACCGCTGGTTGACGTCTGTGCCTTCTCCAGACCGGTTCCCGCAGCTCCGGATCCGGACACATTGCGGTATAACAGTAGGCCGGCATCGTCGCGCTGTGTGTCTCTGGCCTAGGCCCTTTCAGTATGTATTCCTGCTTTGCTGCCCTTGCTCGCGCCGCCTGAAGAGCCATTGCATGTTCTTCTTTTCTATCCATGGCGTCTCCTTCTGTATATCGAATACGGAATCACCCAGATCGGCATCGTAATCGCTACAATGACCATTTTCATAGTCCGACCCCAGTACCTCATGATCCGCCTGGTCCTGCGCCGTGCATCTGCCAGGCCGGATACCATCTCGTCCATTTGTTTGATCATTGGATCTCCTCCCTTCATTCGGAAATTATCAGTTTACTTGATTATCGCAAGTCCATGTGTTTGCTCATGAATTCCCCGTACATTTCACGCATGGTATTCCAATTTATACACCCCATATGTTTCACAACCCACAAACCGCCCCATAGCATGGCTGATTTAATCTCCACCGATTTCTCTTTTTGTTCATATAGCCAGTTTTCAAGACTGAAATATGCACTCATAGGTCTTTCCCCTGTTCCATACTGTTCAATTACTTGCTTAATCGCATCTTTTTCATAGGCATATACTTCTACCGTTCCATCTTTTTCTATCTTTTCTAACAGGGTTTTTAGTGTTGGAAGCACCTCCTGTTTTTCTAATCTGTCCATAGAATCCCCTTTCAAATTCAATTAAATGTTAATAATTAATGAGTTACGATATACGCTATTATACAAATTGTGATAAGTGGTATAAGTAAATAAATCACCTCAAAATCACCACTACAAGCGCATAAATCCGCATCATCCCTTTGTTCCATTATTGTCATTTCCCTTTCTCCCGGTACTCCGGGAAATATTAATCTGCCTGTCTATAACATGTGTATTCAATGGATTGCATAACACAGATACCTTTTCCACATTCTGGGCATTTTACATAATTACAAGAGGTATCATAGTTAGTAGCATTTTCTCCGTCGAATTTCTTTCCACACCAAGGGCACTCAATGTCATCTACACTAATAGTTTCATTCTTCATAGATTCTCCTCACACCAAGCAATTGCCTGTTCGAACAATGCCTCAAAATCAAAGTGGTCATCTTCCCAAATACAGTCTGATCCATCATTGGCTGCATTGTTCTTGTCAAAAAGCTGAAGTACAAACATTTCATCAACTGTATAAAAATCAAACTGGACATACTGCCTGAGTTTAACTATTCTATCTGTCATTTCCGACCTCTTTCTTTGTAAAATCTTAATACTGTTGCTGAATCACTTCCATCTTTTCCGTATCTGACACGCCGTCTGCATCTACACATGGAAGTAAGTCATTGCCATTCCAGCAGAAAAAAATCCCGGTTATCGAAACGTCAACACTCTCCGGATAAAATCCGCGCAAGGTTTTAATCGTTGTCCTCTGAACCGTTTTAAAACAAACGTCAAACTCACGAACCTCGCCATCGTCCAGAACCAGCCTTGTTTTGTCTCCAATATTGATTGGAGTTCCATTTTTATCAAATAATCCTGTCTCCATATTCTTCTCACTTTCCTCCGGTTCTCCCGGAAATATTAAATTACAGGATCATGGCCATCACCGCGGTAAATCCCAACTCCACTCCGCCACCGATGCAGATACCGATCAGCACCAGCAGCACGGCGTCCTGGATAGCATCACTCAGCCACTTTTTCATTTCGATCCTCCTGTATCTGCTTCTGCTTTTTCCTGATAGCCTTATCATCGTCAAAACAATAAGCATATCCATCTGGCGCGTATATCCGCTGGGCTTTATCATTACAATGATAACTCACTGTCCTATTGTTCATGTAATTCCGCATCGCCGCCTCTTTGATACTTTTATAAAATTCTACGATTTCTCCATCATGATTTAACTTCGCAACATTCTTTCTGATTCCTCCTCGGCTCAGACTACACGCTTCACGTCGCGGAAGATACTGCAAGTTCGGGACGGAACAGTCTGTTTTTATCCCGTTTTTTGTAACACAGGCGTATCCGTTCGGAAGAGGGCCGAGAAAAGCCGCTGCTATCAAATGTTTCTTGTAATACTGCTTTTTCTCCTTGCCTTTCCATACGTACACCTGCGGCTGCCCATTGGTAGGACAAATTTTATTTTGCCGCAGGATTCTTCCTTTCGGTCCCATGATCTCACCATCAAAAGATGCCCGATACCCAGGTAAATCCGGAATATCTTTCCAGTAATTCGTTTTCACTGTCTTCTACCTCGTCTCTTCTTCCAACTGAGAAAATGTTGCCAGCATAATCCGGGCGCAGATAGATGTAGCTCCATACTGTTTCATAATCCCAGCAAAGTCGTCCGTAGCCTCCTGCCACATTCCCGGCTCCATTGGCCGGCTATGATATTTTAAGTAAAACTTATATGCATCGCAGAAAACGCCTTTTACCATAGCTGCATTTTCTTCATTCCGCTTGCTCATAGTTTGCACCCTGCCTTCCTGTAATGTGCCCGGCGGCGCTTCCATTGGTTATCGCAGAATGCTATATTATCTACATAATCGTAACAGACTGCTTCTTCCTTCCCGGCCGCTACCCTTGCGATTCGGCCTACGCTCTGTGTCACCACCGCATAATCTTTCTTTGGCGTAGTCATATACAACCGGTCCAATCGCGGGATATCAAGCCCTTCTTTCGCCAGGCTATAGCTGGCAAACAGATAATGCTTCTTCCCCGTTCTCATATCCTCGATTGCCCGTTCCCTGGCATATCGTTCCTTCTTACTTATCATGCTGCCATCAATCATTACTGCCGTTTCCCGGCACTGCTCCGGCAGCATCTGCATCAGTGTCTTAAGATGTTCCAGCCGGTCAGACAGGATCAAGTTGTAATGTTCTTGATTATGTACCAGATCCTCCACGATCATCTGACAGCGTTCCCTACTCCCGGTCAGATATTGCATCAGCTTACTATATTCCAGCGTCCCATCCGTATCCAGGCATTCTCGCGCAGTAACAACTCCGGTATCTCTCTTCAGGATCCTGACCTGCATGGTCTTTTCTGCTACCGCTTCGTCCGGTACTCGGTAGATCACCGGCCCCAACACCGCAAACGTACTGTGGATCAAGCCATCAGACCGGTGTACCGTAGCCGACAGTCCATACTTATGCCGCGCTGCCAGGCTGTTCATAACCTTATAGAACATTGTCATCTGTGTCGGTGTTCCGGCCAGCCGATGGCACTCATCTACGATTATCACGTCCCATGTGTAACGGTACTGTACCAGATCCAGTTTACAGAGCGTCTGTACCGTCGCAAAGGTCATATGGCTTCCTATGCTGACCTTGCCAGCCGTAATCGTCCCCAGAATCTCCCGCGGGAAGTACTGGGCAGCCCGGTCATACGATTGGTTAAGCAAATCCTGCGTATGTGTGATCCAGAGCGTTTTCCGCCCGAGCGCAGCCGCCAAGGCAATCCCCATCTGCGTCTTTCCTGATCCACAGGGGCTCTGAAGGATTCCACAGCTTACCCGCCACATTTCCTCTACCGCCGACGTTTGGTAATCGTACAGCGGAATATCACCTGCATACTGCAGCTTCCCGTTATCAGCCAGATCAGTAATGTATTCACAGTCAGAAGAGAGTAACGCCCTTATCTCTTTTCCTACTCCAACCGGCAGCACCAGATCACTGCCATCAACCCAATACAGCCATAGGTTCTGTGGTGTATTACCTGTCCATAATCCCCTCCTAGCCCGGTTTGCGTATTCCGGATTTGAAATCACCAGATTCTCACCACACCAGTTCTGCAAGATCTTTGGGGCATCCTTAATGCGGATCTCACTTCCGATTATCACCTGCATCTCTATCACTCCAATCCAGCCATTGCTCCAGAGGTATGCCCTGTGTTCTGCATACAGTCGCGTTAATCCGTTTAAATCCTGCCCCCTGAAGTTCCTGTAGTTTTGTATACGGCAGAAGATATACCTGCCCATCTGGAAACCGGATCGCAAACATTCCCACCGCATTTCCCATCATGCTAAAAAGTATCATTGCATTGATCTGATTTTCCTCCGCCCGGCTTAACTGGAAACAATCCGTTTCACAATTTTTGCAGTCAAACAGGTACGCATGGCCGTCTTTAGCCGCAATCACGTCACATGGCTGGCCGTTTTTGTTATCCTGGAAGAGATGAACCCAGAACCAGTGATCCGCCAGGATACCTGCAAACTCCTTTTCGAACCTGGATCCTGCCGTTTTATTACTTACCATAGCTTTTCTGCCTCCTTCTCTACTTCTATGGACAGCCGGCGCATCATCTTTAAATCGTCTTTTATCCTCTGGCGATTCGGCCTCTCCATGTTCCATAATCGCTTTTCATTTCCGGATTCCAGCGCATCTCTAAAATCGCTTATCTTCTTTGCCTCATTGCTGGCATCTTCCAGGAGGAAGCCCAGTATTTCCAACTTTTTGATTAAAATTATCGCCCTTTCTCTTCTGGTCTAACCTTTTTTTTAAAATGTCTTCCCTGAATCTAACCTCAAAAATGCCCGAAACCCTTGTAAAATCATAGGGGTCTAACTATCTACCCTAAAATTCCACAGCATATACATACTTTTTAATGCAATATTTATATAGTAGAATTCTTAACAATGTTTTTTTCCTACGCGTAGTGTATATACTTTTAGGTTAGACTGGGTAGACGGTTAGACTATATATAAAAAAGCCTTATTCTATGCGGGTTTCAGGGTCTAACCTTGGGTCTAACCTTTTTTTGTAAGGTTAGACTTTTTATTCAAATGGAAGGCTCATTTGTCCATCGTCCTCTTCTTCATCAACATTCATGAACCCGTCAGCATCTCCATCCTGAGCCATATTTATCTTTATATAATTTGCTTTGACGCCATACACCTTCGTGTTGTGGATGTACTTTCCCTGAGAATTTCTCTTAATCCGTTCCTTTGACGCCCACCTTTTACAGAGAGCAGTATAATCATATCCTTCCTGCTCCAGAAAGCCGCAAAGCACATCTTTGTTCACAATAGCCACAGGCGGCCTTTCCGGATGTGTCTCATCCGTGAGTATTTTTCCCCAAACCTCTCCTTTATTCAATGCGTTTTCTGCTTTGGGGTCAAGAAATCTCACTGGGTTTCTGGCAATCCAGTTCAGGACCGTCTGATAAGCTCGTTCCGCAACGTCTACTTCAAAAACACTTTTTAGATATTCTTGCACATCTTCTACCGCAAAAGGAGTTTCGTCCGTAAATATCTGCTCCACGAGAATTCTGTCCGCTACCAATATGCACGCCATTGCCATCGCTTGTTTTTCTGTCGTATCCGTCTGACACGTGGCTGCAAAGTACTGTTCATATTCTTCTTTTAGCTTCTGCATGTCCGCACTCAGCAGATAGTCAATCAATCGCTTTCCTGCATGTCCGAAATTCGATGTCAGAAATGTAACTGCCTGGTTTCCGTTCTCTATGATTTTATTCTCTACCTCAATCTCGATGACACGGTTTTTCGATCCGGCCCGGCTGTTTGACTTTGTGACAGGCTCCTCACCGCTGAACAGAAAGCTGTTACGCCACGTCTTTGTCTCTTCCACGCCTCCGGCTGCTTTCCCGCGCATACGGTCAATTCCTTCTGTTATGCGGTATATGAGCTGGTCAAAATTCCCCTTATATTCCTTCTGCAGGGTCTGAAGTTCATCTCCTGCAAATGGCAGGGAATACAAAAAAGCAGCATTGCGTATGATTCCGACTTTGGTTCCGTCCAGTGTTTTTACCAGCGCTCCTATTTTGGGATTACCCCAAATCGACATTCCGGCCATAATCGCCACAGTTTTCCCGGTTCCTGATTCCCCTCCCCATAGATGGAGAATAAAAGAGAGTATATTCAACGGTTCAATCAGTACGCTTCCCAGACTTGCTCCAAAGGCCATACGGACAATTTTGTTTTTCCGCAGACCGCTGCAATATCTCTTCCATGCCTCATAATCTCCTGCTTCATGCACGTTTCGAAACAGGGAGCTGTAATCATTCTCACCATCATAAACGATGTCTGACGCATACGGCATGAATTCACCACCAGCCCAGCCCAAACGGTTGATTGATTTTTTTGGATTTAGCGTAGCCGGATTAAGCCCTACACAGTCCGATATGTAACGGACCATATTTTTGGCATTGTCCGATGTAACCTCAATACCAAACTGGCTCAGTGCATCTACAATCTTATTGGTATTTGCACAAACGCTCCGGTCTACCGTAATGGTCTGCCAGGCGGCCGATTTAAAATACGCCAGCGTGATCCGCTCCTCTGCCGTATCTACATTCTTTAAGATCTCCACCGGCAGAACCGGATGACTGCACGCCTGGTACGGTACCGGCATGGCATTCTTGTCATATCGGATCGTCCTCACTCCGAAATCATTTGCAGTCCACTCGCCGCATACTAACTCCAGCGGCTGGTCAGTAAATTTTGTTTTATTCCCGGTCTGCTTCTGACGCTGCGCATAATCAAGTACGAATGACTTGTACAGGTTGTTAAACTCCGTTACCCGTTTAAGCTGCCGCGCGGTATTGCGAAGGGATTCAATATACTGGGTCCGCTCGATATTGTCCTCTATCTCAAAAATTTCATAAAAAATTTCATCTGGAAATGGTTCCGTCGGCTTCAATACGGATATACCAGTCAGTAATTCGTCTTTCGATGTCCCCAATCCTTCTCACCGCCTTCTTGTCTTCGTAGACCTCTTCCGGACATTCTTCTATATTTTCTAACAAATATTCAATATACGTGATGTTCTGCAGCGCTTCCGTAAAATGCTCATTTCGCTCATGGATTGCCTCACACAGCAGGATCCAGTACATTTTGACGTATAATGTTGACCGCTTTTTAAATGCAGCAACCGCCACTCTGTGCCGGCGCACCAGCTCCGCTTCCCGCTTCTCCCTGTATGTCATCGGCTCAGCCAGGGGAATATCAAAAGCGGCAGCCAGTTCTTTTGCGGCTTCATAGTTACTCGTATCATGGTACAACGCTACAAACTTGATTTGGTCACCACCAGTTCCACACGTAAAGCAGTAAAATCCCTTTCCGTCCGGATATATTTTAAGGCTCGGATTCTTATCCTGATGGAAGGGGCACTGACACAGCCCCTTCCGATTAAGCTGCAGGCCATAATACTCCGCCACTTGCTGCATGGAGACCGCTTCCTTTACCTTCCGGAACAGATCCGGATTATAACCTTTCATTATCATTAATCTTCAAACCTCGTATGACCGAGAAGTCCCTCCATTGCAAACATCCAGCCGTTCTGTCCTATATCATCAGCACAATGGATTCCGCCCTGCAGGCTTCCTATGTCGGAATTATCAATCAGACGCATATCAAACTCATCCGGATCCGGAAACCCTCTCCGGATGAGTCCTGAACGATACCCTGGGATTAATAACGGAACTTCTGGCCTTACATGAAAGGGATCCCTTCATCTCCGGATCCTTCCGGGATATTCACAAAACCGTCACTGTCCATAAAAGAAGGGGGCGCCGCGGCATCTGTCGGATTTGGTCTGCCGCCTCCGGCTCCTGTCACTGGCAACAGCTCATCTTCCGGCACTTCCGCTTCTGCCAGGCCGGCCACACTGCGGATCCGCCACAGTTCCGTTGTCATCGCGCGCTCTCCATTATCCTTTTCGTACTGACGGCGGCGGAAAATACCACCGAATTTTTTATTGACAAGCGTTTTCTCATTGCCTTCCTTATCCCACTGGAAAGTGAAATTGTTGGATCTTTCAATGGCAGTAACAACACCCTTAAGCCATGGCGTCCCCTTATCATCCATGTTCTGTTTAAAGACACCTCTCCATTTGGCTTTTGGATTCGTTTCTTTTTCTGCTTTAAACTGCTTATCATAAAAGTCTGCATACTCTCCTTCTGCAATATCGTACAGAATTACAAACTTTCTCCACTCATGTCCGTTCTTATCCGTATCCGTTACTTCGGAAACCTGGCGAATCTTGCATACATATTTTCCTTTTGGAAGAGCCTGAAATTCGCCCGTATAAGCTGCCGCCTCATCGTATCCCTGTGGTTTCTTAATCATTCTTCTTTTCCTCCATGCTCTTATATTTCTTCCATCCGTAGAAATCACGAATGGTATCATCAACAAGTTTCAAATTATTTTCTATCTCCGGTTCATCGAACATCTCTTCCGGGGTTTTGGTAATATCCGATCCGTCAGTAACTGTCCGAAAGAAATGATTCCCGTTTTCGCTCATACACCGAATGCATATCGTGACCATCCCTTCCAGGCACACTTTTCGATCCAGCTGTTTTCCGATCGTTCTGAGACGCGAAACTCCAAAATCATCCGTGTCCTCATGGAAAATGATATACACAATTTTTTCCGGATCCTTCACCTCGTTCTTGACCATTTTTACCAGGCCATACATAGCGTCCGCAATATCATCATACATTTCAAATGAAGCATTCCCTTTTTTATTCCGATGGTTGGCCATAAAAAGATGTGTCATAATATATCCGGCATCGTCAATCACAAACACCTTTTCAGGGTTTTGGTTGATTGTCGTGATGATCTTTCCGATGTCATCACTGCTTCCAGTTTTCTTAAAACGTTTGCGAAATGGCAACTCCTTTTTCTCTGTATTCAGCAGTACAATCTCATCTTCATCAAAGAATTTCAGACTCCGGCTTTTCCCGCTCCCTGATTTTCCATAAATCAATACTGGTAATCCCATGATCTCCTCCTTAATAAGGCAGCGGATCTTCCGCAGCATCCTCTCTCCCGTCTGCTGGTTCCTCATCTTCCTGCCCCACATTATCCGCAATCCAGTCATCCTCAAAAAAGCTGATACCGTTCAGACGTGGAAACAACACTTCCAGTGCCTTATTCCCTGGTGATTCCGTATGCACCCAGTAGATTGTCGTTTCATTCTTCCAGTAAAGCACACCAGAAAGGAAACTCGGCCTGGCCGGCATCACCTCCACAGTCGTATCCAGTTCACTCCGCGATATTACCCGGTCCGACAGGGACCTGTCCGCAACTACAAATTTCAAGTCACTATGCTTCTGGCATACGATGTACTCATGGGGCCAGGCAAACAGCATTACCGGCGCTATTGCCGCAAAATCCTTCGCGGCTTTCCACTGCTCATAAGGATCCGGATAATCCGGCACTGTTTCCGATTCGGCTTCCCCGTCCGGAGTCGTTTTGTATAAGTAACATTCATATGCTTCTGGCAGGTCTCCGATCAGCTCCATGATCGCCGCCTTAAATTTATTTGATGCGTAAGGTATTTCAATATAAAGTCCCCAGTTATCGGAATACACCAGATAATGGTCATTCACGTTCCCTACGATCAGGCCATGTTTCTTCAGGCTGGCCTTCATGATCTTTTTCAGTTCTCCTGTTTTTAAAAACATCTTCACAATCCCCTTTCCCGTTTCTCTCTCTGCTCTCGTCTATTCCGTGCTGCACCAGTGCAAGAACCATGTCCATCTCTTCAAAGGACAGATGCCACACGCCTGTAACCATGAGTTTTACAACCCGGGCTGCAACATCCATCAATACCTGCATACGGAACGGAGTCATATCCCCGCCGCCCATCAGCGGATCCCCAGATGCTCCCCACGCGGTTCCAGATGCGCCCAGTCTACCTGGCGCTCGGATAATAAGGCGCGGACAGCATCTCCATTTACCTTCGGTGGCTGCGGAATCAGGAAGCGGCCCGGGATATCGTCAATGGCCCCATCAATAACAAGCGGTTCCTGCCCGCCATTCTTCGCTACACTGATCGTAAAGAGGGTTGTCTTAATCTTACTCTTCCCGATAGCCTTCATGTTCTCCATAAGAGTCGTCTTCAGCGCTTTCTGGCGGTTCTCCAAGCTTGTCCTCCGGGCATTCAGGCGGGATTCTTCCGCTTTCAATGCCTCAATATCGGCTTTCATGTCAGTAATGATGATTGCATAAGATTCCGCCTTGTCCTCAATCTCACCAAATATGGCCTCCATGGTATCTTCAATGGTCAGACTGTCTACGTCTGGATCGTACATCATGTCCTCTAAAACCTGATACTGCTCTGTTAATTCATATAATCTCATCTCTTGTCCTCCTTAAAAATCCACATCGTCCGGATTAATCGGGCCGGAACTATGGCGGCGTAGACGCTTGGGTGTCAATGCCGGCAGCACGGGCTCAAAATCAATATCGTGGCCATAATTCCCCATAAGCCCATCCATCTGGCGGCAGAGCTCGATCTCCCTGGCCTCTAAGGCTCCCTTAGCTACCATTATGATAGCGGCCTGACTCTCTTTACTTAACCCAATTTCATCACTGTTAAGTATGATGTCTTTATCCCGGCCGTCTGAAATCAACAGGCGCATAGGCTTCCCTTTCAGCTTCTTAATTGCTTCACAGCAGAGATCAATCGCCTTCCTGCAGTCTGTTACATCTTTCATAAATGCGTCCATGCGCTGTGTATTCATTTCCATCTTGCACTCCGTTTCTCCCTCTGCTATAATGAGGGGGCAAAGTATTTTCTAGTTACCTTGATTCCCGGACGGCTCCACCCGTCTGGGTTTCTTTTTCTTCTTTCTCAATATCCACGATTGCCTGGAACAGCCTTTTCAGATCGGCAGATACGTACGACCGCTCGCAATTCTCTGCTTCGTTTCCAAACCAGCCAAGCATAAAATTCACTGCCGAGCGTGTATTATCCATACATGGATCACGTTTTAAGTATTCAATTGCCGAATCTATATTGCCCCGTTTCATCACCTTCACCTCCTCTCACAGCGCCTCCAGAGACGCACACAGCATCAGCACCAGCATAATTCCTACCGCCGCAATAATCCGTGGTACCAGCCACTCGACCATATCCACAATCGGCGGCCGGCTGTCGTCCTCGAAGTCGTCGAGATTGTCAATGTATTTCTGCATTCTGTATCACCTCGCTTTCAAGCATCAAACCAGTGCGTTCACAAAAATACTTTCTTGAAACTCTACCGCGCCTAGTAATAAAGCCTTTGGCTTCCAGTTCTTCATTAAGTGTCTTGATGATGTTGTATCCCATGCTCTCTGAGCAATCCATAATCTCGGCCACTTCTGCGGCGGTTATCATTGCGCTCATGTTTTTTCACCTCCTGCTTTATGCCACACCTAAGTTCATCTGCAAATTGGCCTCTTTAATCAGTTCTATCAGATATGTAGGAACCTCATAACAGTCGATCAACTCATGAGCATCTGCGATATACTTCCGTTTCAGCGCCTTGTAAGATTTCGGGCGCCCGGTATCGTCATAGATACCAAACTCACGCTTGATCTGATCGTAGATGTCCCGATAAACTTTGGAGCGGATTTCTGTATCCTGATAGGCTTCAGACTGTTTGCCGCCCAATACCTGCACGCCCTTGCGTTTCACATGGTTTGACAGCTCATCGGCCTCGGAGCCGTAAAGCGGGATATCAAACTCAAGCTTATCCATGCGCTGCTCCATCTTAACTTGCTTCTGGTCAATCATTAGTATGGCTCTCATCTCCGTGGACAGGTTCGGATTTTCGTAATATCCATTCTGCCGAATGGACGGAAGCACCTCGTCAAACACCCATGATTCGAAACGCTCCGCACTTTCCAGCTTACTGTGTGTGATGAGTCGGTACATGTCTCCCTCTGGGATTACATTGACCTCCATCTGCTTGTCTGGGTTCTGTGGGTGAGGTATACTGTGCTTTGCCGTATACCTGCAATGCTGGACAACTGCATCTGCTGGTCTTATGTACCCCAGCGCCTTGGCCACGTCACTGGCTACAAAATAAACTTTTCCCTCTACTTCAACAGTTCGTATCTGCCCGAACTCGGCATTATTGAAAATCTTTAAATCGTTCATTGAATCATTCCTTTCTTGTAAATATTTCCATTTCCTTCAATTTTCAACGTACATTTCCAGTTCTCCCCATTGACACCTCCGCATATCCGATGTATAATTAGGACGTCAAATCGAATGTATGTTCGATCCTTATTCGAGAAAATACTCGATCGAAACACCAAAGTAATCAGCAAGGATTTTAAGTTTATCAATTTTAGGCTTGCTCTTACCTTTTTTCCAATCAGAAAATACTGTTGGGGATATCCCGGTATCCTTAGCTACACGATACGATGTCTTGTTACTTTTCTCTAATAATAAGGCAAATTTTTTGTACAATATTTTTTCTCCTTTCCTAATTTTTATATTGCTTTTATTTAGGAAATCCTATATAATATATTTGTTGATGAATATATTATAGAAAAATATTAGGTTTGATTTTTAGGATTTCCTAACTTATGACACAAGTATAATTGAGATATCCTAATTTGTCAAGCGTTATTTTTGTGATTTCCTAATTATTTTTCGGAAAGGATTTTATGTACGATATCTTTGTTCAACTATTAGAACAGTCTGGGAAAAAGGCTTCGGATGTTTCGAAAGCAACAGGAATACCTTCATCCACCTTTTCTGATTGGAAGAAAGGAAAAAGCTCTCCTAAAACAGAAAAATTACAAAAAATTGCTGATTATTTTGGGGTGTCTGTAAAATATCTCATGACAGGGAAAGAAGAACCCGAAGAAAAAAAGAACCCCTTTAGTGATCTGAAGGGAATATACTTATCCTACGCGAAAGAGGCTCAGGATAGCGGAATAGACCCGGATGATATCAAGCTTGCTTTAGAGACGATAAAGAGATTAAGAGGTGATTAATGATTGACATCGGAAAAAGAAGAGTTATACAGAAATGTCCAGCGCATGAAACGTTTTTTAGGATTCGCCCCATACCAGTACGGAATTAATATTATAGACAACTGGGCCTATGGGATAAAATTAGATAGGATGCCATTTAGAACCAAGGGGCTCCGCGGAATGAGTTATCCGGGAGAGAAGCCAAAACCGGATGTCATATTATTAAATAGCAGTCGGTCGGAGACAGAGCAAAACTATGACTGCGGCCATGAATTGGTTCATCTAACCGTACATAGAAAGCTGGAGAAACAGGTTTTTAACTGCTTTGACGCAGGTGTGGCCCCTAAACAGGATCCATTTCTTGAATGGCAGGCAAATGAGGGATCAGCTGAGTTTTTCGTGCCTCATAGATTTTTTATTCCTCATCTTAAGGAGTGTATTGGGAATATGCCTAAACGCGGGGATATCGAGGAATTTAAGCGTTATGCCGCTGATCTGTGTTGTGTTCCTTCAGCGGTTATAAAATACCGGATAGAGAGCCTGAAGTATGAGATCCTACAATACTATGCCGGATCGGATATTAATGATTTGCATATCCTCTCTAAAAGGCAACAGGAACGGATGGGAATATACATTAAATCGCTGAATGAGATCAACCGAAATGAAAAATTTGATATTTACAGTTATATAGAAATGAAAAACCGCTCTGGCGGGAACCAGAACGGCTTTTGAATAATCATACCGGGCGGGCCCGATACATATATCCTGAACACATATATTGTATCATTCCTGCGCCCGCCTGTCAAAGGTATGGCGTATTTTTTATACTTAGAAATAAGTTGTTACCCTCCCCACCATTCAGAAAGGAATGATATTATGCCTACATATTATGATGAATCAAAGAAAACGTACTATTGCAAATTCTACTACGTAGACTGGACCGGCCAGCGGCGACAGAAACTAAAACGTGGTTTCCCTCGTAGTAAAGACGCAAAAACATGGGAGCGGGATTTCCTCCAGAAGCAACAGGGAAGCCCCGACATGACGTTTCAGGCGCTTGTCGACCTCTATCTGGAAGACATCGCTCCCAGAAATAAAGAGTCCACAATATATGTTAAAAACGCGCTGATAAAAGCATGGCTTCTCCCAGCCTTTAAAGATAAACCTATTAATGAAATATCCTCAGCAGAGGTAAGAAAATGGCAATCCGAACTGCTCAAGGAAAGAGACGGTAAAAAGCTTTCCAAAACACACATCGTTAATATCGAGAAAACGTTCAGCGCTGTAATGAATTTTGCAGTCAAATACTATAAACTTCCATTCAACCCACAAAAAGGATTAAGCTTTTCTCCCGAGAAAAAGAAAATACTGTTTTGGACAAAAGAAGAGTTTACCGCCTTCCATGCTGCCGTCACTGATCCAATTGCCCATATGGCTTTTGAAGTTCTTTTTTACACTGGCATGCGGGTTGGTGAACTGTTGGCCTTAAGTAAAAACGATATTGATTTTGAGAATAATATAATCAGCGTTACGAAAACCTACTCCCCAAAAAACAAAGGAGAACAAATAACCTCTCCTAAAACCCCAAACAGCTACCGCACCATTACCATTCCAAAATTCCTATGTGAACATTTGCAGGAATATATACAACGTTTTTACGATCTCGATCCAGACACCCGCCTGTTCCCGGTTCTGCCTGACTGGCTCCGCCGCCGCCTTATAAAAAGCTGTAAAACTTCCGGAGTAAAGACCATAAGGATCCACGATATTCGTCACAGCCATGTTTCCATGCTGATTGACCTGGGCTTTTCTCCACATCTGATTGCGGAACGGATCGGAGATACCGTGGACATGGTAAACAATGTATACGGCCATCTTTACCCAAACCGTCATACAGAGGTGGCCGATAAATTACAAGAATTAGTATCATAATAGTATCATTGTGAAAATACGAAGCCGAAATTCCTTATAGAATATGGGAAAATCGGCTTCCTTTAAGTTAATCAGCGCGGTCATAAGTGTATTTCTCTTCTATTGTAACCGTTGCATTCCCATGTTGCAACTATAAAAAAGAGGAGATTTTTACACCCATTCTACTAGTTCTAAAAAATTTTAGTATCAAAATAGTATCACAGGCAGCCCGCACGAACCTTCTCTAAAACAGATAGTGCATTAAGATATCCAGCTGTATACTCTGATAGTGCGAAATATATAATTAAAGGAGAGAAAAGAAAAAAGATGAACCGAACAGATGAATTGCTTTTTGAAATAATTGAGACCTACCAGCGCCATGCTCAGATAGCCAGAAACGCAAAATACCAGGCGACCCGTGAGATGGCTGAACTGATCCTTAATACGGATATTACTGCAATGTGGTTTTTGACGCAACGAACGTCGGACACCAGATACCGACTGATGTAGGAGACAGGGCGGAGCCATGGGGGAGCTGCCGCCCCTCCCCCTTGCCAAACGCCTGCTAAAGTGATATACTAAACATGCGAACGGAAGTTTAATCTCCAACAACCTATATTTTCTCCGAGAGGTCTAGGCATTCTTTTCAGTGTCTAGGCCTCTTAGAAGTTTTCAGATCGGTTTGTGACGAATTCACACGCAAAAGTCGTCCAGGTATGGGGATTGGGATATACCTGGACGACCTAAGAGAAGGGTTGACAAAAGAATTATATCACTATATACAAATAAATCAACACCATTTTATACTTTATTGTAATTTTACACAAAATGCGGCCGCCAATATAGCTAAGCCGCAAGTTAGAAAAGCAAAAAGCATTAACACTATAGCACGCATATATTGTTTTGTAAAGGAGATATTCGATTACACAGGACTTTTTATTCAGCGCAAGCCTTCATAAATAATTTTAACAGCTCCAAAGCATATCTTTTTTTCTTATTGCTGCACTTTCCCATGAGTTTGATAACCGCCTGTTGTTCCAAGCACAGTAGTAGTATGGCTTCAATTACAAATTTTATAACATGACAGCAATATCTTCAAACGGATCACGTAGGCTTTTTCACTTTATCCCCAGCCACACCACCTGCGCCGATCAACACCCGCTGTCACAATGCCATAAGATTCTATGTTCTATTATCAGTCAATTTACGAATGTATGTTTGCTTAATTATCTAATAATATTAGATTTTCCGCATTTTGCTATAAAGTCAATAAAAATTAATAAAAATTTCTCATTTTGTCAATATTTAACCGTTGACTTCTCGTTAAAACACGTTATAATGAAATTACATAAGGTTTCTTATAGTTGTGTATTGTATCATATAATGCAATTACACACGATTTTGTGTTGTCTAACATAAGATAACAGCAACAGTGCCAACAATATTCGGGAGGTGATACGTATGGCAACGAAAAGCATTCTTAAAGATGTCTCTATTAAAGAACAGCGTCTTGCTCATACATTTTTGGAGGCAATGGATAATGCTAAAAACATGAGGTTTGAGCAAGTGCAGATCAGCAGAAAATGTTCAGAACTAACAGGAGATAAAATCAAAGAATTCTTTGATATACAATAATTATGGCAGAGTTTGTTCAAATTAAACTAAACGATATGATATCCAAACTGGGAGAGAATAAAGTAAAATCTATTCTCTCCTCTTTTGTGTGCCC